TAATATTCCTAATAGTAATGATAATTTTGCCCTATTATCATCAGTAGCTATCTATAATAAACCTTTTCCTGTAAAACTTCGTAATGAAATTATTAAGATTTTTAATGAAAGACCTGAGAATATTTATGGAGAAAAAATTAGATTTTTATTATTAGACCAAGGTTTTAAAGAAGGCATTGATTGTTTTGATGTTAAATATGTTCATATCTTTGATGATTTAATTTCTCCCGCCGATCAAAAACAGGTTATAGGAAGAGGAACGAGATTTTGCGGACAAAAAGGATTGGAATTTAATCCAGAAGTTGGTTGGCCATTACATGTATTTAAATATAAATTAAATCTTAATGACAATTTTGAAGAAAAGGATGCCTTCATGTTATTCATAAAAGAAGAAAAGATAGATATTAAGAAACTATTTTTTGCCGCCGAATTAGAAAATATATGTCGTTTTGGAGCGGTCGATTATGAGATTAATAAGGCTATTCATGAATTTGGAAATGATAAAGAAGATAGTTTAGATAAATTGGATGTTTTTGAAAGATTTAGAAATTTTGTGATAAAAGACATGTATAATTCATTAGATAATAAGGGAGATAATGATTTCGCTTTAATGAAGAAAGCTTATAAGAAATTTGGTGGTGTTGGTGGTATTATTAAGAAGAATAAGAGACGTTTTATAGATATTAAGAAGGTTAAATCAATTGGTAGAGATTTGAAGAAAAAATTAGATTTCGTAGAAATGAGGAAATATATTAGAAGATATTTTAAGGATTTAAAATGGAAAGACCTTGAATTTAAAAACGGTTGTGTTAGTAATGGCGAAATTGTTAAAAGTCGTTTTGCTACTCTTAATAATAGTCAAAATTTTGTAAGTGAATATTTTAGAAGTTCAAGTATTTATAAAGGCATTTTATTTTGGCATTCCGTTGGAACTGGTAAAACTTGTTCAGCAATTGCTACCGCTTCTAAATCATTTGAGAAAGACGGATATACGATATTATGGGTAACGAGACATACCTTAAAACCTGATATTTGGAAAAATATGTATAGTCTTATTTGTTCTTCGACAATTAAGGAAAAAATAGAAAATGGTGTTAATATTCCTGAGAATATGAATGGTAATTATTTGAAATATCTTGATAATCGATGGGTTATGCCTGTTTCCTATAAACAATTTTCAAATCTCGTTGCTGGTAAAAATGAGTTTTATAAGGAATTAGTTAGAAGAAATGGTAAAACAGACCCTCTTAAAAAGACATTAATTATTATTGATGAAGCTCATAAATTATTCGCAGAAGATACACCGGCAGCCGAAAAAGCTGATATAAAATTATTAAAATCTGCTATTTACAAATCCTATAATCTTTCAAATGAAGATAGTTGTAGATTATTATTAATGACAGCTACACCTTATACAAATGACCCAATACAATTATTTAAATTATTAAATCTTTTAAGAACCGATGATTATTTTCCCGAAGATTTTGAAGAATTCAAACAAATTTATTTAGATGATAATTATAAATTTAAGAAAGGAAATGGAGAACATAAACAATTTTTAGATAAAATTACTGGTTATATTTCATATCTTAATCGTGAGAAAGATGCTCGACAATTCGCATATCCTGTCATATATAATGAAGAAGTTCCAATGAGTGCTTCAAATAATCAATTGATTTTTGATGTTTATAAGAAATTCATGGAAGATATAGATAAATATATTGATATTAATATTGATAAGGCCAAAGAACTTTTAGAAGAACTCAAAGAACAAATAAAAGAAGATAAGAAGAATTCTAAGAAAACTAATGAAGATATATCACAAGAAGACGCATTGTTAGAATGTATTAATGGTAAAGTTAAGAATGATGATAATCCTATAAAAGAAGCGAATGAATATGCGAAAGCAATGGTTAAAATACTCAAAGAAAAGGAGAAGGAATTAAAAGAATTGAAAAAGAAAAAGGCTAAGGGCGATTTTCAGATTATTGATAAGACAGAAGATTTTATTGAATTCGAATTATTTTATCAAATTCAAGAAATCATAGCTAAATTTGATAATGGCGAGGAAATTGATATGATTGGTATTAGAGTTAAAGCAAGTGAATTTGAGAAATTTGAAGAATTAGGAGAAGGTATTATTGATAATGGTTTAGAAGATGGAATATTAATTAAGAATACTAAAAAGGAATGTATTTTAGATGCTGGTAATATTAGATTTGAAATTACTCATAAAAAAGTTAAGAAAGATGTTATATATATCTTATCACCGACGCCTAAAATTATAAATGATTATAAAATTATTAATAAAAAATCACCTTCTTTTATCGAAATTGATATATTAAAACAAATTCAAGAGATTATTAAGAAACATGAAAAGGGTGAAAAGATTGATAAGATAAAAATTAAGAAATCTATTGAAACTCTTGAAAATTTTGAAGAAATTGGAAAAAATATCGTCGAAAAATATTATGATTTATCAAATTTAATTAAAAATTCTAAAACGGAATGTATATTACAAATCGATAATATTAAATTTGTAATTACTTATGAAAAAGATAAGAAATCTGTTATATATATAATTACACCTACACCTATAATTGTTAAAGAAGTTGCGAAAGATTTTAAAATTGTCGACGGTCTTCCTAAATTTGATATAGAAGAAGATATTTTTTTTAATATTTCTTCTTTTAATAAAAAAATAGGTATTAAAAAAGATATTAGTAGATTTTATGATTTTGATAAATTAGGAGATAAACTTGTTGCTAGAATTAAAGATGTTATATTATCTAAAAATACGAATAAAGAATGTGTTATTTATTATAATGGTAATAAATATGTAATTACTTATGAAAAAGATAAAACATCTGTTATATATATCATTACGCCTTTTATAATTAAAAGAGATAATATGATTATCCCATTAGACCATTCGTTAAATAAAAAACAAGTTGAAAAATATATAAATGCTTGTGATTTAGAAACCAGACCAATTTTAAGAAAAATATTTGATAATACTTCTCATATATCATATGAAAATTTTATTCAACAATTAAATAAGAATTTAAAAAAATTAGCAACTTTAACAAAAGAATTATTTATTTATGTGTCAATGGGTTATTCAGATAAATCAAATTACTGGATTTATTTATATATTCGGGATTATTTTGAGAAAAATTATCCATCACATAATTTAGAATTAATTCAAAATTTGAAAAATAATAAGAATGGCGATTTTATTATATTAGTTGATGATTGTATATATAGTGGTTCTCAAATGGGAGAACAAATAATAGAGGAAATATCTAATCCAAATAATTTACAATTAAATTTTTATCTATTATGTCCTTATATTACTAAAAAAGGTTTGGATTTTGTTAAAAAATGTTTTAATGATAATAATTTTCTTATTGATAATAAATGTCAATTAATTGATAATAATAATTTTATATATCCAACTTTAATTGATGATGTTTTAACTAATGAAGATTTTGAAATTTTAAATAAATATTTAAAAGATGTTAAAGGAACTTTTTTAATTTATTTCGACCATAAATTAGCCGACCCTTATTCTACTATTACTTATATATATAGTGGTTTTGTTCTTAATAAGAAGAATTCTTTAATTATTAAGGAACGACGGAAATTAATTGAAGGTGATTATATACCTGTTATTAATAATTGTGAAAAAACTAAAAATATAGATGTATGGAAACCTGCTTGCCCATTCACACCTTATAAAAAAACATTCAAAGATTTTATTAAAGAATTTAATGATAAAGATAAATTTAAATCTTCGCCATTAAAATCTAAGAAAAAAAGAATATTAAATAAATCTATATAAATTATTAATAGATGTCATTAACAGCACTTTCACAAGCATTTATAGTAGATCAAAATAATTATAATGTTGGTTTAGGAACTCCTTTTATACCAAATGTTCGTTTAACTGTTAATAACGGTTCCCCTTCTACTACTTTTAAAACTTTAATTGTTAAAAGTAATACTGGTCATCATTTAACAGTAGGCACATATGAAAATGGAAATGATAATAATCCTTATATAGCATCTATTGACCGAATAACTGATAATTTTAGAGATTTATATTTGAATAATTTGGGAAATAATGTATCAAATCAAATTGGTAATGTAGTAATTGCCGGAAAAACTACTATTGGAAATAATTCAAATACAATTGAAAATAATTATATATTAGATGTTTTTTCTAAAAATAGTAATAATATAGCACTTTTCAGGAATTCTAATTTAGAATTAAGATTTTCGGCAAATTCTAATATTAATATTACTACTAATAATAATAATCTTAATGTGAATTCGCGAACATTTTTTAGCGATTTTATTTCTATTAATTCTAATAATTTTGTTCCAAATTCTAATGAAAAATTAGTAGTTAATGGAATATCGATTTTTAATAGTAATGTTATTATTAATGGTAGAATTGGTGGTAGTTTTATTTTAGATTCTGACACAAATTTCAGTGAAAGAAATAAATTACCAGCTTCTTATTTAAATGTTAAAGCTAATTCTGGTTTAGCTTCTAATGCTTTAAATCAAATTTATGTGAATATTGATACTACGAGTGGTTTAGTATTAAATAATAATGTTATTGGACTTAATCCAATTCTTCCAAATATTCAAACATATGGTAAAATAGTTATCGGTGATATTACAACTGATGCTAATAATTATTCTTTTTATACTAATAGCAATAGCAAATTCAATAAAAATGTTATTATTGGTAGTAATCCTACATCTACTTCTATAAATTTAAATGATTATATATTAAATATTAATGGAAATTTGGGAATTACAGGCAATATCTTTAATGCTTCTGACAGTAATTTAAAAACAAATGTCTCAACTTATCCTAATGCCTTAGATAAGATAATGAAATGTAGAGGCGTTTTATACGAATATAAGGAAAATTATAAGAAAAATATTGGAGTTATAGCACAAGAGATTGAAGAAATTATTCCCGAAATTGTTGAAACTACTTCAAATGGTTATAAAAATGTTAATTATTTAGGTTTTATAGGGGTTATTATAGAAGCAATTAAAGATTTAAATAATAAAATTGACCTTCTTATTTAAAAACATATATATAATTTTTAAGTAGGATTAATTATGAATAGTTATACTAATAACATAAAACAATTATATATTGAAAATATTGCCGTTGGTTTAGCAAATGTCAGCAATTTATATGAATTGGACATGTCATTAAATGAATATCTCGTCGTCGGTCAAAGGAATAATGCTAATTTAAATTCTAATACATTAGATACTGAATATAACTTCCTTATTAATAATAATGGTGTAGGCATTAATGCTACGAGAAGAGAAATGTTAAATACTAATGCTGGTCTCTATGTTAATAATAATATTATTTGTAAAGGAACTATTACAGCAAATGCCGTAAAATTTCAAAATCTCACACTTGACTCAAATTTAACTACGCAGAAATTAAATGAATTAATTACCAAAGTTAATTCTAATCTACTTTTTTATGAAGGTTATTCTTATAATGATAGTAAGAATGTTTATACACCTTCTTATTTAACTATCGGCAATTATGCTTCCACATTTTCAAACGCACATCCTCTTAAAATCGTTGATAGTCCCAATGGTAAAGCTGAGAATATTCAATTAGGTATTTATAATAATATTAATAATAATGATGAACCCGCGAGAATAGCCATTGGAATGATGGGATTTAATGAATATACACCGGCAAATATAGCAACTACCGAAGGAATGGGATTAGAATTTCATATATCAAAATCTACACAAAAATTAGAGGAATTATATTCGAATGGTCTAGGTATTCCTGAACATTCGAATGTTAATAATTATCCACAAATGTCTATTGATACCACAGGATGTATTAATATTAATAGGGAAAAATGTCCGCATCAAATCATTCATAGTAATCAGGAAAGAATTCCGCGTTTTTATGTGAATGGCTATGCTATTATTAGTAATATCTTTACATATGATTATTATCAAAAAACAAATCTTCATTTAGATGATATTTATATTAGGAAAAATGGATTAACTCTTGATGCTAATCAAATAAAAGGTGGTAATTTTATTAAAGATGTTTTCACATTTAATTCTAATCTTAATATTGGTAGCAATTTAAATAATTCTTATAAATTGAATGTTTATGGTTCTGGCGAATTCTCTCAAAAAATTACGAGTGAAAGTTTGAAAACTTGTGAAACTACGATTAATGGTGTCGCCGAATTTAATAAAACAACTTTCTTTAATAATAATGTAATTTTTAATGATGACTTAACTATTAATAAAAGTATTAATGTTAGTAATGATTTGTTTATAGATGGTTATAGAGTTAATACATCTAATATTAATTATGCTACTAATGGTCTTAATTTTGATTATGGTTGTAATCTTGCGATAAGTGGAAGATTTGGAACAGGTATTCTTAATACTGATACCTATGATAATCAATTTAATATTATTAAAAGACGTCAGGAACGTTTTGAATTAAGTTTAGAAGATAAATCGGCATTAACAAGTGATAATAGTAAGGTTTATATAGGTCATACGAAATTAAATGATTTATATGGAAATATTGATAATAGTTTAGTATTTTTAACACAGAAAAATATTAAATGGCATAACATTTATTTTTATTCAGGTAAAGATAAAGATGGTTGTGATGGTTTTAAATATCTCGTTCCTAATCTGGCAATTATGGAAAATAATAGAATTGGTATTAATACAAATGTTCCTATGAGAACGCTCGATTTAATTGGTGATTTTGTCGCCAATGATTATTATATTCGTAAGAATAATATTGAATATTCTGTTAATATCATCTATATAAATTCTCTAAAATCTTCTATATTGAATGTTAATAATCTTGATATTAATCTTGTTGAAAATAAGGAATATTTAAATAAGAAAACGTTGAATATTATAGGAGGTATTAATTCTTATGATGGATATTTTGAAAATAATTTGAAAATTACTAATTTTAAAAATTATGGAAATATTTCTTCC